CCCGTCCTCATCATCGCCTTCATCGTCTTCATCAACGGCGACACTGAGGTGCAGGTCGTGCTTGATTTTGTCGAGCACATAGACGACCTCAGGCAGGCTGGCGCCGGCTTCGTTGTCTTCAAACTCGGCAGTGACTTCCGCAAGGATCGCGGCTTCCAGGGTTTCGAGGCTCATGGATGGAGTGAGCGGGACGGCTTAGCTTTCCGGAGGGAGGCCTCCATCTGCATTCACGTCCGGCAGGTCAGCCGGCAGCGGCTCCTCGTCCTGGATCCGCTGCAGCTCGTCCTCCGCCGTGGTGTTCAGGCGCAACCGGCCACGGCGCATCAGCTCCTCAATAGCCGACTGCTTGCTCAGCAGGGTGGCCCCGCCGGTCAGCTTCTGGATTTCGTCGGTGTCAGCTGCTGTCATCGGCGGCTCGAACAGCGTCGCGCTCATCTGAATGCCAGCATCAGGCGACAGGGTTTCGCCGGTGAACATGCACCAGAGCTTCATCAGGCTCTGCACCATCGACGCCTTCTGTTGGGCCACGCTTTCCACCGTGGCTTCGGTCTGGGCCCCCTCCAGGCCGGCCTGTGTGGCCGTCTTGGTGGCGCCAGGGTCGCCATAGAGGAAGCCGAGGGTTTGGCGGCTGATCAGCTTCTCCACCTCAGCGATCTGCGCCCGCTGCTCGACCAGACTGCTGGCCGATGGCTCGGCGAAGTTGAAGGATCCGCCAGGCTGGAGCTCCACGACACTGTTGGGTCCCAGGACCAGCTGACGCGGCGGCTCGCCAGGGGCGGACGGTGTCAGGCCCATGGCCACAGGGACTGGCATCGCGCATTTGTGGGTTTTCTCCCGAAGGTCTGAGCGCTGCTGGAAGTGCTCGACAGAGTGCTCCACAACCTGGCGCAGCAGCATCGCGCCATTGCCGAACAGGTCGCCATCTGGCGAGTACCAGATGACTGGCGCTACAGCCAGCGGCTCACCGCGGGGGCCCAGATAGGAGCCCTGGTCATCGGGATCTGGGACGGCCTGCAGGTTGTCGCCAACCCGCTTGATTTCGTAGACCTGCCAACCCTCGCGGTCGATCACGCGATACCTGGGCTCGGTCTTCACGCCGAAAGGGGGATCCCTGATTTCCTTGAGCTCCAGAATCGTCACCTGATCCAAGGTCTCAACCCCGTTCACGATCGTTGTAAACCAGTTCAACACCCTGGCCCGTTCGCGCAGGATGAAGTAGGGGCTGACGCCGTTGGCGATCTCTGCGGCTCTGTTGACCGACTGGTTCTGCGGCATGTCCACCTGAATCACCACAGCGCCATCGCGCAGCGCGTAGGTATCGGCCTTAAGCAGCGCTGCGGCAAGGCTGTTTCCGGCCCGATCAATGTTGTTCTGCGCGTCCAACAACGTCTGTGGTGCGTCCACAAGTTCGTACTTGGACAGCACGCCAGCGAATGCCGTAATCGAACCACGGAAGAAGTCAGCGAAGACCGAGCGATCCAGGCGGGCTTTATAGGCTTCAGGCGGCTCCTTTGGTTCCTGCGGCAGGTATCTCTCCTTCACCCCGCGCATCATGTTGAACGCGTCGTAGGCGCGTTGCAAATCACCTGCAACCTCACGCAACACCGGATGCTGATAGCTCGGCAGCTTGGGATCATCTATTGGGTGCTGAAGCTCCACCAGGCCGCAATGGCTGCTGATGGAGCTTTCCGGGTCTCATCAGATTCCGGCACCAGCCTGCAAGGTGCGGGCTGCCTGGTTTGAGAGGCTGCGGCCCTCGTGCTCGCATTGCTCAGCGAGCCACACGTAGATCGACCACGGAACTGTGATCGTGATCCGTCGCGGGGTCCGCAGGTGAGGGGGGATGGCGGGAGCTGGGTTGTGCATGGCGGTGATGCGGTGGAGAAGGGCCAATGGATCGGCCCACACCATGGCTATCAGAGCGGTTGCTCAACAACAACCGATGCAGCCGATTTGCATCATCTCTGCAGCACGGCCGGCGGTGGCGGTGCTGTTGGGGTAGTGAGCGTTTGCAGCGCCCAGAGACCGACGACACCGGCCAGCACCGTGAGGGCCAGCGCGTTGAGCAGTCCCCGGTAAACGGGGGGCATGGTGGGATTCATGGCTTCCACGAGGGTAGGAGGGTTGTGGTTGCGCACCGCGCTGGGTGCGCGTTGTGCTGCGAAATCAGCAGATCGGCCGCCAGCCGTATTCAGTGGAGGCAGGCAGGGCCAAGGGGTCACCAGGGCGATGCTGAAGCCCCAGCTGGTGGGCAATCGCCCGGGTCGAGGCGCTGAGCACCGCGTCACGCCAGAGGATCGCGGCTTCTTCGCGGCTCCTGGCGTAGACCACGATGCCACCCCAGGGCGCTACCCCCTGCGCTGCTGGGCTGAAGGCCTGATGTGGCTGCAGCGGAGCCTGCAGGGACTCCAGGAACCAGCCATCCATCCAGACGGCGAACGCTGGGGAGATCCAACGGGCAAGGTCCACAGCAAGGCGCGGGTGGATCCAGGTGCCACGGGCATGATTCGGGCCAGTCGTTACGGTGCTCACAAGGTCACCGCAGATCTGCGGTGACGCCTGCAGGGCTGCGATGTACTCCTTTGTGCGCTCCGCTCTGATGTAGGTGAACCACTCGCGGCCATTGGCCTGGCAGATCGCCGTGGCGTTGACGAACCCGTCAGCCTGCCGGCGCTCGATCGCGGTCCCGTTCCAGGTGCGGGCGTCGACGCCGAGCCCGCGACCGTCCAGCTGCTCCGGCGTGGTGGGCACGCCCGCCAGGGGAGTGGACTGGGTCAGGCGCTGGCGGTAGGCCTCTTGCTTGCAAGCGCTGCTGCAATAGCGGGCATTGGAGCCACGAGCGGCAAATGGCAGGCCGCAGGTGCTGCAGCTGAGCTGGTAGCGTTGTGTGCGCTTCATTGGATGTGCGAGTAGCGGAGGGGGAGGATGCGAAGTTCTGGCCGTTCACGCAAGACGTGCTCGACAGCGGCCTTGGCTTCGCTGATGTTTGCGAAGTCGTTGGGATAGCCCAGCTCCCACAACGCGCGTTCCATCGCGTCGGCGAACGGGCTCCGGTCCCCAGGAGGGGACGGAAGGCAGGTTTTCATTAATCTGTACCAGGAAATGGCGCTCAGCATCCCTGCTGAACATCCGCACCATACACCAACAGGAAAGGGGCTGGCAACGCCAACCCCTCACCAGTGAAACCGGGCCCTGGATACGGTTACAGAACGAGCTCCTGGAAACCCGCTCACCGCGCCCTCCTTACGGTTCAGGCGGACCCGGCAGGGGCAGGCTACCGCCCTCCGCTCACCGGATCATAGAGCCTGCGGTTGCGGATCCGCAACGGGAGACGCAACGGGCTCCCAGGTCAGCAACCCCAGCTGAGCCACCCGATCATCGAGCTCCCGCCGCACTCGCCGCTGACGCTTCACCTTCTCCACCTCAACCGCTTGCACATCGATGGCAAGGGCCAGCTGCAGCACCTCGATAGGCCGCCGGCCCTGCAGCAGGGTCTTGAGTCGCCGGTGGAACTGCTGCATGGGCCCCGATGGGAACGCCAGCCGCCGCGGCTTCTCCCACCAGAGAAGGAGCTGATCGCGATCGCCGGGGTACAGCAGGGCCAAGGCCCGCAGCACCAAATCCCGCAGCGGCTGCAGCCGATCCAGTTCGGGCTCAGCGTCGCTCACCCCATCGGCGCCGATGTGGTCGTCCAGGTTGCTGGTGCCGGTCATCGCCCCCAGCATCTCCCGTAGTTCATCGAGGGTCATCCCGGCCCGTTCGGCGACCTCTTCGGCGGGCACGTCCGGATCGGCCATCAGGCGCTGGATCCTGCCCCACTGCTCGCGCCACTTCGATGGGTATTTGATCATGTGCCCGTGATCCCGAAACCAGTGAAGGACCTCACCCATCACAAACGGCACCACTGCTGTTGAGAGCTTGTAAGGCTCACCGGTCCCGGGGTTGATTCGTTCCGGGTTGTACTTGCGGCAACCACGGATCAACCCCAGATAAGCAACAGCCTCCAGTTCGTCGTACGGCTGGCCGGTTCTGTTCGCGTACCGGGTCGCCACCATCCGCGCCAGGCCAAGATTCTCGGTGATCAGCTCTTCACTGGTTGTAGTGGGCCGCGGGAACGGGGCCGCCGCCTGGCGCTTGGGGTTGGTCATGGCGGGGAGGGCTCCAACCAAGCAGCGCCATCAGGCGCGGGGCAGCCGGGAGTTGCGGTGGTCACGGCTTGCCCTCCTCGCCAGACTGGCGCTGCACCAGTCCGTAAGTGCGGCGCTGAATGCCTTCGACGCGATACCACTCGCTCAGCGCGTCAATCTCATCGGCGCCAACAGACCATGTAACGGTCATTGTCGCGACTTGTCCCGCAGGCATTCTGATGGTGATGTTTTTAATATGTTTCGGGAGTCCCAGTGTTTTAACAAATCGCTCTACAGGACTACCTGGACATAAATGCATCCTCGGCAACCAGTCGCCATTGCGTAGGCAACGGCGACCAGGACCCGCAAGCCACAGCTGCAAGGCAACAAGTAGAGGGGCGGTGATGGCTAGGACAATCATGGCTTCACCCCAGTCACAGGGCTGTCCCAGCCATTCCGCCACTGGACCTCTTTAATGAAACTCATATTGGCTGCAAATGACGCAAATATATGATCAAGAGCCGCTCCAAGTCCCTGGACTCTGCGCTTGAGAATCTGATTATCGTTAATCAACTTCTCCCGCTCGGCTTCAAGCTCCAAACGCCGCCGCGCCTGTGCGGTTGCGCCGCGAATCGCGTAGAGCTTCTGGGACTTGGTGTACTTGCGCCGCCAACGCTTGGCGGGGGGTTGAGGCTGGGGGTCTGGGGAGAGCCAGGGGAAGAGGTTGAGCATGGTGGTGGTGATGGTGTAAAGGTGATGGGATCGGTGTCACCCAGCAAGAGCGATGTGGCTATTTGGCCAAACGACGCCAATAACCTTGTCGCGAAAGACTTCCGCTTCTCTAAGCACAGGGCCACCTTCCCACTTAATAGCGGAATTATCCCAAAGATACACACTAAACACGTAGCAACTTCTTACACCGCCGAGGCTCAGCACCTCACTATAGCCAGAAATTGGCGATACAGAGATAACATCGCAAGCGGCGAATGTGTGGCCGGTGAGCTCAATGAGTGGTTGCTGGTCTTGCATGGTGGTGGTGAGGGCGTGAACTACCGAAAGTCGACAGCGTTCCGGCGACGGGCCGGCGCAGGGGGATCCGCGCGGGCGCCGTGGCCGTAGTGGACTGTCGAGACGCGCATGGGGCCCGTGCCTTGCATGAAGTTGATCGCCTGGCTAAGCGCATCGACCTGGTCGTCGTAGGTGTCGCCGGGAAACTTCAGCAGCTGGCTGGTGAGCAGTGGCGTCAGCGGGTGGTGGCGCGGAAAGAACACACGCCCCTGGTTGAACTCAGGCGTTGCCGCGTTGGCCCTGGCTGTTTTCCCGCCAACGGGGTCAATCGCATGCACGATGAAGCCCGCGGCGGCACGCTGGAGGGTGCTGATCACGGCGCTGCCGTTCGCCTTGTCCTCCACCAGTAACTCCCCAAAGCCCCAAGTGGGCCAGAGCGTGGCGATCTGATCAGTCGTCGCGGCGAAGTCCAGCCGCGTGTTCGTCAGGTTCAGCAACCAGGCGCCGGCCGAGTCCTGACCCCAGAGCTGCATGGCCACCATGTCGGCGCCAGGGGAATCCTTGAAGCTGCAATCCAGGCTTGCGAGCTTGCGCACGAACCGATCGGGCAGCACAGCGTCACCCTTCAGGCCAGGGCGCTCCCGGGTGCCGTAGAACCGGAACATTCCGGCGTTGAACACCGTGCCGCCATCGGGCTGGGGCCGCTGCTGGTAGAGGGCCGCCCAGTCACGCTCGGGGGTGTTGAGGCGCTGAATCCGAGCCCATTTTTCGTCGTAGCGGGTCGGATCGAGTGCTTCGCCCGGTTGCCGATCGTCAATCTCCCGGGTCACCAATGCCGGCAGGGGCTTAATGATCGGCTCGGCGATGATCGGCAGGCTGATCACATGCCAAGGCTCGGCTGCATCGCCGTTACCCTCGCGCTCGAGCTCCTCGACGGTCTTGAGCAACCAGCCGATCAGGTCGGCATCAACCCAGCGGGTGTGGGTGATGATCTTGATTGCCCCGGGTTCGACCCTGGTGTTGAGCACGTTGGACCACCAGCTATGAAGCTGTCGCCGGTAGGCCGCTGATTCGGCCTGCTCCCTGTTTTTGATCGGGTCGTCGACGTTGATCACGTGAGCCGGCAGACCCGTGCCTTTGCCGACGCCAGCCCCCCACCAGCCGCCGATGCCCTGGGCTGTCTTCCACCTGCCCTTGCCCTGGCTGGAAGGCGACAGCACCCCACCAGAGGCGACGTAGTAATCACGGGCCGCTTCGCCGAACTCTTCTGCCAGTGCCTGAGTGTTGGCGCCCTGGCCCCAGGTGCGATCCGGGAACCGCCGGAGGAACCAACCGGACAGCAGCCGGGTGAAGATCGTGGTCTTGAAGTGCCGCGGCGGCAGCTCGATCATCAGCCGCGGCGGCAGATCGCCATCGATGACCCGCTGCCCGATGCTCACCAGTCGGGTGGTGTGCCGCGTCCAGGGGAACGCCGGACAGGCGTCGGTGATGTAGTCGCCGAACGACTTGGCGTAGAGCTCCTGGGCGGCTGGCGTGTTGTTCAACCGCTCCAGCTGTGCCCTCGCCAGGGCGGTAGCGATGGGGTTGGCGAGGGTGTGGGTCATGCGGCCCCCAGCGCCAGGCCGAGCTGGGCACCGTTGAGCCGGTGTTCAGCCATGGCGAAGTAAGCCGGATCGCGCTCAATGCCGATGGCCTGGAAGCCCTCGGACACGGCGGCTTTGATCGTGGTGCCGCTGCCCATGAACGGATCCAGCACGATCCCGCCAGGAGGGGTGACAAGGCGGCAGAGATAGGCCATCAGATCAAGGGGCTTGACGGTGGGATGGGTGACGCCTTGGCGCTCGGCGCGGGTGGCCTTGGTCGTATAAAAGAAGCGGGCGGCGCTGCCGGAGTCGCTGTAGCCAGGCTGCGCAGGTAGCACTGAGCCAGCGGCTACGCCATAGCGGATGTTCGTGGCTGGTTGAATTGTGTCTTTCTTGAATCCGTTAAATCCAGGCCGATCAGCCGGAAACAACCCCAGCACCTCGTCGCTGCCGTCGTGGATCAGGTTGGCGGGCCAGCGGCCGGAGGGGTGCTCAGGGTTGCGAACGTCTCCCATGCCTTGCCCGTAAATGGCATGGCTGTCTTGGTTCTGCTCGCTGACTGTCCCATCTTTCTTTTTCCAGGTTGACCACTGCCCCTCCACCCTGCACCCATCCACATTCAGCGCCCCAGTGCCGTGCTCCAGCACGTTCGCGGCCACGGTGCCGGCCAGTGGCTTGCGGGCCATGGTGATCGGCTCCAGGGCGGGCTTTAGAGCTGTGCCCCAGCCTTGCCACTGGCGGCCTGCATCGGTGGCCGGTTCATCGAAGCGTGGCCTGCTGCTGCTGCTGCCGGTGTCCCAGTCGTCGCCGTATCCGTTGCGCTGCACTTCACCCTGTCGCGTGCATTCGCGGCCCACTCCCGCGGCTTTGTCGATCGCCTTCGAGGCATCCAACGACTTCGGGAATCCCGACCCGTAGACCCAAGCGATCATGTCCCGGATCTCGAAGCCCGCATCCTCAATCCGCACCGCCATCCGATGCTGCGTCCGCGTGCCAGCGAACGCCAGCAGATGCCCGCCAGGCTTGAGCACCCGCAGGCACTCGGCCCAGATCTCCACGCTGGGCACGTCGTAATCCCACCGCTTGCCCATGAAGGCCAGCCCATAAGGCGGATCGGTCACTACCGAGTCCACACTGCAGTCCGGCATGGTGCGGAGGACGTCGAGGCAATCACCTAGGTGCAGTGTGTGGGTCATGCGGCCCCTCGCAACCGCTCGAACCGCAACCCCAGCGCTGCTACTGGGCGCTGCTCAAGGATCGCCAGGCAGATGGCTGATCGGCTGACGAATAGCTCATTGGCGGCTTGGCGAGCATTGGGCCAGGTCTGGCCGGTTTCAATGCATCGAATCCTGTAGTCGCCTCGCTGGTAGGGGTGGGCTGCAGCGACGGCATCAGCCAACTCGCGATCCTCCAGCAGCTGAAACAAGCGATCAGCGCCAAACCCACCAAGCACATCAGGGCGTTCGTGTGCCAGCCGACGCCAACCACGGCGAGACACATAGCGCCTACAGCCCCCCAGGACTGGCCTGAGCAGTTTCTGGAGCTGCGGCTCATAAAGCCAGCGAACGATGCGTGGGACTGGGCAACCGAGGATTAACGCAGCACCACCGGGGCTGAGCAGATCGTCGATGCGGATCCTGCTGCTCCCGCTGGTGAAGCCAAGCTTCCCGAGCTTGAGGCGAATAGCTTTCTCGCTCCGATCCGGCCAACCCTCAGCCTTGGCCTGACGTTGAAACCGCCTTATCAGGATCGCAGGCGGAAGCGAATCGCCCATGTCACTGAGGAGCTCAACCTCAGTGGCGCTCCAGTTGGGAGGCTTGATCCCCATGGCTCACCGCCAGCGGTCCAACCCGCCAGGGGGGGAGGCGTGGGGCTGGGCGGTGTGGAACATCACCCAGCCCCCTCAACCTGCACCCCAATGCCCTGCGCCTGGATCCCCAGCAGCAGGCGCATGCGCTGGTCGTCGCTGAGACCCGCCCCATCGATGGCGGTGACCACCCCGGTCATTGCACGCTGCACGGCGCGACGTTCGGCAGCGGCATCGCTCCAGTCTTCTCGGAAGAACGGCGAATGGGTCAGCAGCCAGGCGGCATCCCTGGGCTCACCGGTAGAGATTTTCTGGGTAAGAGCAATTTCCGCTTCATTCAGTGCACGATGAATGGCTTCCGAAAACCGTCGGAACAATAGCGGCGCGTCTTCTTGGTCGCCTTTCTTAAGCCAATCGCTGACGGTGGCTGGACGGACGCCGATGGCCCTAGCGATCGCCCGATAGGAAGCGCAGTTCCTGGCCACCTCTTCAACGACGGGGATCATCTCCTCGGTCAGGGATGTCGGGCGGCCACCTGGCACAGGACAACACGATGCGCAATGCCAACAGCTTAGCCGGATTCCTGCCGGTTGCGCAAGCCCAAGGGCGACCCATGGCAGGGCGTTACAAGCGAAACAGGCGGTAACGCCAAGCGTAACGCCGGGATCCCTTGCGCTGCAGCTGATCTCACCCTCTTGTTACCATGTTACATCTATAAAGAGAGAAATATATATATAGGGAGAAGGGGAAAACCGTTACTTCACGCGCGCGCACGCATATGGGTCTCCAAACCTGCGACCGTTACAAAAAGCGAAACAACCCAGTCCCTGCAAGGGATCTGGGCTGTTACCACCGGTTACCTTGTAACAAAAACCGTAACGCCTTATTCCCCGAAAACCCTGATGGAGACTGACCTGCTCACTCCGGCGATGCCTTGAAACCGGGTTGGCCCCGCCTTCTCCGCCCCATCCAATCGCCCCAGCACGGTGCTCCAGCTGGCGCCCCAAGGCGTGTCGCGCAGGATGCCGCGGACGCCCTCTGCAGTGTTGGAGACCAGCAAGCGATCCCCGTCTACGCGGAACCCTAGCCGCCCCAGGTGGGCCACGGCAGCGTCTGCCGGCACATCAGCCCGCTCGTTGCCGTTGCGCACGGCTTCCGCGAGCTCCCAGACCGATCTGGTGATGATCGTGCTGCGTGCGTTGACCCTGGCCCCATCGACCACGATGCGCTCGACCTCGACGCGGGCCTGGTGCTGCAGCAGCTTCTGGAGGCAGCGCTGCTCATCGGACTGCTCAGCAGCTTCCCGATACGGCTCCCAGTCCTGCTCATTGATGAGCTGGAGGGCTTCGGCTTCGCTCGGCACGCGATCGTGCATCAGGCACCACGCGCCCGCCAGCAGGGTGCCGTACTGATCACCCTGCCGCTGGCTGCCGAGCCGCTTGGCCGCTGCGGAGCGAAACACGGCGACCGCATCGCGCACCACGGGGATGAGCCGCACCATGCGGGCCGCCAGAGCGTGGCCGATGCCTGGGGTGATCTCAGCCGTCAGCCGCTGATCCAGATCCCGCCAGTGGGCTTCCCGCTGCCCTGGCGGGAGAGTGGAAGGGTTCCGCATGGTGAGCTGGGCGAAGCGGCTTTCGTCGGCGCCGTGCTTCAGGGCTGGGTTGATGGAACAGAGCAGGAACATGGACCGGACCATGAACCGCTGCGCGATGCCATCGGCGCCGCCGCGCCCCACGAACCCACGGCTGGAGCTGGAGCTGACGCGGGCTAGCGCCAGGATTGACTGCATCCGCGTCCGGTCGCTCTGCTCATTGGACTCGGCTTCATCCATCACCACGGGCAGGGCATCGCAGCGCAGTTCCTGCCGCAAGCTGGCCTCGGTGCTGCTGCCCTCGGGCCAGAGCGCCAGATCCTCCAGCAGGGTGCCCAGAAACCGATCGAGGAGGGTGCTCTTGCCGCTCCCCTTCCCCGCGGTGAGCCACAGATGGGGCCTCCACATCAGCGCCCCACCGATCGGCGCCAATGCTGTCCAGCCCGCCAGGAGCAGGCCACTGGCCGGCACGTCCCAGAGGAACCCGCCAGCGATGGTGATGATCTCCGCGCCTTGCTCGGAGCTGAGCGGCACCACATCCGCCGGGAGCTCGATCGCTGCCAACCGCTGATATTTGAACCGCGACCCCGGCAGCTGGAGGGGCTGCTCAACGCCATCGACCAACAGCCGATCGCCCAGGTGAAGGATCGACCGACCGTTGTCCCACCAGGCCCCGCGACCGCGGATCCGCCCCGGGTCGAAGATGCCGACCTGATGCTGCAGGTGATAGAGGTGCGACGCGGCTTCGACGTAGTTGGGCCCCGATCGCCCACCCGGGAACTCCGCCTCCCACCACTGCAGGGGCGCGAGCATGTTCAGGTGAGCGGCGTTGTGGCTGGCCGCCGTGAGCCGCATCACCTGCCCGGTGTTGTGCGGCTGGTAGAAATACGACCCGTTGTCGAACCCCAGCAGATCGAAGGGGTATCGGGGTCGCTCCGGTCGCCCCGGCTCGCTGGCGGGGGGTTCCGGGGGCTTCGGCGGCTCTGGCGCCCCACCGCTCAGCACAGGCTGCGCCAACCGCCCCAGCTCCGCAGCGGCACGCTCCGGAGTCCAGCCGTCGCCGGCCGCATCGCCCAGATCCCATTTCGCGGGCACCCCCTCGGGAGGGATGACCACCGCCACGGTGCAGCCCAGGCCCTGCAGGTGCTCCGCCAGCCACGCCATCACCGCGCGGCCGTCGCGGTCGTTGTCGGGCCAGAGGGTGCAGCTGCGGCCCGCCATGGCTGCCCAGTCGGTGTGTTGCTTGCCCTCTTTGCCGTGACACCAGGACACCACCACGTGATCGGGGAACAGGAGGGCCGCCCGGTTCGCGGTGCGCTCCCCCTCGACCACCAGCACCGGCGCATCAAGCGCTGCCAGCAGCTGGGGTAGCCGGTAGATCGGCCGTGGCGCGGGCCACTCGCTCGTGAAGTCGTCCCGCTTGCTGGGCCTGTGCCAGCGGCCATCGAGCCAGGTGCGATGGACGAAGATCTTGTCCGGCTTGCCCCCGGCCACCTTCGGCGGTCGTGAGATCCGCTGGATCCAGAAGCTGGGGTTTTCCAGATCGGCGCCGTAGGGGTACTGCTCCTCAGCTCCCTCCAGCTCTGGCGGCGGAGTGCCAGCGGGTGGTGCTGTCGGGACCCGCGCGGGCTTGCGGGTGCGCTTGGCGGGAGCTGGAGCGCTGGGCCCTGGTGTCACCGGCTGAGCCGTGGCGACCAGCCCGCAGTAGGCCTCAGCTTTGGCCGCCGCCTCGGGGAACTCGCAGCCCAGCATCCGCATGAGCAGATCGGGGCCGTTGCCGCCGCCACCGGCGTTGTGCTTGCCGCCGCACTGGTTGCAGTACCAGGCGCCCATGCCGTCGCTCTGGTCCCAGCGGAACCGATCAACGTTGCGGCCCTTGCCCTGAGCGATTCCGTTGCGGGTGCAGGCCGGGCATCCCTGCGCCTGGCCATTGAAAGCATGCGGCGGCAGGCCCGCCAGGGCGCTGAGGATCTCCGGCCATCGTCCGGCCGTGATCCGCTCCAGATTGCCCACGGCTTCAGGCCGTGATCGGGTTGTAGGGGGCTGCGCTGTTCTCCATGTGCTTCTCGATCAGCAGCCGGAGGTAGACCGACTTCGGGACCCCCCGCTTCCTTGCTACGCGATTCAGGAACTCGTCCTGATCAACTGTGACGCGCAGGCCTAGGACCCGCATTTTCTGGCGGGAGAGGCTGTCTGGACTACCGGGCGGCATGTTGCTGAGGGCGCTTCGCTTTGCACACTAGCGGTTGCCTCTTGCGTTGCGCAAGCGCAACGGCTAAGCTGTTGGGGCCACCCAGCAAGCGCCCGCTCCCATGCGCACGCCAGCCACTGCCCGGATCAAGCGGTGGTCGTCGGTTCCCCAATGGACCCGACCTGGCCTCTGCGCAACCACAACGGGACCCATCGAGGTTCGCCGGTGACCCCAGGCCGTGCGGCAGACATGGCCGGCGATAAGCGGGGGGGTGGCATCTAATCCCACGGCATCGATCCACGTCATGACCACAACCGCAATGCAGGGTTTGCAGCTGATATTTGATCAGCAAGAAGCGATTGGCGGAATCATCGCCGACATCAAAGCGGGATCGGCTCGCGTTGTGTTGTGCGGCTATGCGGGCACTGGTAAGACGGTCACGACGGCAGCGTTGGTAAATGAATTGACTGAAATTGGAATGAATGTCGTCGTTGCAACGCCAACACATAAGGCGAGGGCGCAGGTGGAGCGAGCGCTTCGAGAGCGCGGTGCTTACGGCTTTGATTGCGTGACAATACATCGTTTGCTTGGCTTGAAGATGAATCGAGACTTTAAGACTGGAAAAGAGTCATTTCAGCCAGACAGCAAAGGACGAAACATGATCAAAGAAGGGATTTGGGAAGAAGAGTATAACGCAAAACGAAAGGTTGATGTCGTTATTGTTGACGAAACATCAATGGTTAGCAGCGAACTATACGCGATATTGCTCGGTGAATTGAGACTGACACATGGTCAATCACTGCCAGTTGTTTTTGTTGGCGATGATCGCCAGCTTTTACCTGTTGGCGAGGAGACTGTAAGTCCTGCTTTTGTGGAAGCCAGATCTATTTATAGGCTCACCAAAGTGTTGCGCCATTACGGAGCGATTCTTAACTTAGCCACCGCAACACGAGAACTTTCTGTTGGTCGTGCCTCATTTGCAAGCGCCGTCGGCGGCGGGACGCGTGTAATCGCCTACAAAAGCCGCCACGAGTGGCGTGAGGCGCTACTTGATATGGCTGACACCGAAGAGGCAATGGAGGATCCCGACTATTGCCGTGCATTGGCGTGGACAAACTCTTCAGTTGAAGAGCTGAATACATGTATTCATGAACGCCGGTTTGGTTTGAATGCGCCTCAATTCAAGACGGGCATGGTTTGCGTAACTTGCGATGCAATCCCTGATCCGATTGGTGGATCGCCACTTTTGCATAGCACTGTAGACGTACTAATCGACTACGCGGCGCTAGATGAATGGAGTGCGCCGTGTGAGTCACCTGGTCAGCTGCCATTGATTCCAGATATGACACAGGAAGATCCGTTCAAGGTTTGGGAGCTAGAGCTGAAGGTTTACGAGGATGACGGGCCTGCGGTTCATGTTCGTGTGCTGGCGCGAGAAGAAGAAAATCGTTGGAAGGAATCTCAAAAGCGCATTGCAGAAGCAGCTAAGTCTGCTAACAGTTCCGCGGATTCAAAATACTTGTGGCGTTTGTTCTATCAGCGCAAAGATCAAATAGGTAGGATTGAACCCGCAAGTGCTCTCACTATTCACAAAAGCCAAGGCAGCACTTTCCGCCATGTGTTTCTTCACTGGAGCATTGACGGCTGGGGATCAGCTCCAACCGCCCAGCAGAACCAGCTTGCCTACGTGGGTATCACCAGAGCGGCGGAGAGTCTGCACGTGGTCGCAGATAGGTGATCACCCTCCACCCCACCAACCCCACTAAATCAGCATGATCCTGATTCAACTCAAGCTTTCCACCATCCTTAAGCAGGTAAAGGAGGCAAACGACAGCGAAAACGCTGAGCAGGTCGAAGCGTTGCTCAAGTTGCTTATCGATGCTGTTGAGAGCTCCGAGGAAAAAACCAAAGAGCACACAGTATTAACTCCCAAAAGTCAGGTTTAATGCACAGATAGGTGATCACCCTCCACCCCTACCAGTCCGACCTAATCCACCGCACCCGCGTTAACGGGTTCCATGCCGGCCATCGCCGCGTGCTCAGCCAGTCACCCACGGGTTCAGGTAAGGGCACAATGCTGGCCTTCCAGGTTCACCGGCTGGCCAGCCATGGCGCCCGGGTCCTGGCCTTGGCTCACCGCAAGGAGCTGGTGGCTGACCTGTCGGGTCGGATTACCCGGGCTGGCGTGGAACATGGCCTGATCGTGCCCAAGGGCTGGGCACCGTTTCAGCCGGAGCTGCGGGTCCAAGTTGGCAGCGTCGACACCATCGGCCGGCGCCTGGACTCCATCCCGCCGCCGGACTGGCTGATCATCGATGAAGCCCACCACCTGGTGGAGGGCAACAAGTGGGGCCGGGTCGTTGACGCCTGGCCTGATGCCTACCTCTGGGGGTTGACCGCAACACCGGAGCGCCTCGATGGTCGCGGGCTCGGCGTCGGCTACGGCGGCTACTTCCAGCATCTGGAGATCGGGCCATCGGTGGAGTGGCTGGTGGATCAGGGCTTCCTGGCCAGGCCGCACTGCTACTCGATCCCCAGTGCCGATCTGGACGACATCCGCAACCCCGACACGCTGGCGGGCCAGCGATTGCAGTCCGAGATGCTGGCCACTCGCCAGGTGATGGGCGACGTGGTGAGCCAGTACCGCAAGCGGGTCGCGAATCACTTCAACGGCACCTGCATCACCTTCGCGGCCAGTGTTGAGCGTGCGGAGGCCTATGCGATCGCCTTTCGGGATGCCGGGATCCCCGCCGCCGCGGTGCACGGGAAGACCCATCCCGATGAGCGGGCCATGATGTTCAGGGACCTGGGCGACGCGAGCCTGAAGGTGCTGGTGAACTACGAAATCGTTGGTGAGGGTGTTGACGTTCCCGGCGTTGCGGCAGTTCAGCTGGTACGGCGCACTGCCAGCCTGTCGTTCTATCTCCAGATGATGGGGAGGGGTATGCGTGCGGCTGATGGCAAAACCCACATGGTTGGCCTCGATCAATGCGGCAACATGCGCCAGCCCGGTTTCGGTTCACCGCTGCGGGAGCGCGAATGGAGCCTGCAGGGCCGATGCGCACGCCCCCGTGAAACCCTGCCAGCCGGCAAGGAGTGCCCCCGCTGCGATGCGTTTCTGCCGGGTCAGCCAAGGGTGTGCACCGAATGCGGGCATGAGTTCAGGATCTGGAGCCGCCCCACCGAAGAAATTGATGGTGATCTGGTGTTCGTCGACCCGAGGATGGAAAAGCTGCGTGAACAGGAGCGCCGCCGCGCAGAGCGCCGTGAGTTGATTCGCGCTTGCGATGGCTCGATAACAGGCTTGTTGGATCTGGCGAAGATTCTCGGCCATAGGCCCGGCTGGGCTCGGATTCAGCACGACTTGCCGTGTTGGCAGCGCAAACGAGCCGCCAACGGGCACCGTGCTGTTTCCATTGCTCAGTGACCATGACCACCGCCCCGAAATCTGAAGCTCGCGTCAGCCGCGAGATCATCGCCACGATCAACGCACCGAACAGCGGGGCCCGGGTCTACCGGAACCACGTCGGCGGCAGCTGGCATGGCGAAAGCACCCGGGTCACGCCTCAGAACCTGAACTCAGCCCGCGCCAGCCTTCGCCCTGGTGACGTGATCGTGCGCCAGGGCCGTTTCTACACCACTGGCCTGAAGCCCGGCAGCGGCGACTGGATCGGCCTGGTGTCGGTGCCGGTGACCCCCGAGATGGTGGGCCAGACCGTAGGCCTGTTCCTGAGCATCGAGACCAAGCGCCCAAAGAACGCCGAAGAACGCCAGGCGCAGCAGGACTGGGCGGCCAATGTCATCCGCGCTGGTGGCCGGGCTGGCTTTGCCCGCAGCGCTGAGGACGCCGCGGCGATCACTTGGCCCTGACCTGCTGCGTTGCGCAGCAGCAGCAAAAGCGACAACGGGAACCGGCTTACGATCCGGGCATGGAAATCCACATCGGGGCCCACCCGGACCTCACACCGTTCTCCAATGCTCCCGTCATGCCCAAGCCTGAACCCCGCGGTTTGCCCTACCGCCCCCGTCTGGTCACCCAGCAGATGGAGCAGGGTGCCAGGCACACCAGGGCGATGCTGGCCTACTGGATCGACCGTTGCGGGCTGACTCTGGGCCAGCTCCAGGCCATCGCGAACTGGGGGTTGGGGGAGCGAGCCACCTTTGACCCCAGCTTCGTGAGCCGAGCAAAGAAGGGAACCATGGGGATCTCGATCCCGAACCTGCTGGCCTTTGACGCGCTGAACCGCGCGATCTGGACCTGGCAAACAAAGGGGCCGGATGAAGCGTGGGCGGTGTTCGGCCCGCCAGGAGCGTGGAAAGTGGAGGACGCCTGGCTGGATCGGGCCCACTGGTTGCCGCTGCCAGAGGACGCCAAGCTGCCGATGGAGCTCCCGGACTATCTGTTTGTCCTGGTGGGGCGGCTCGACCTGCCGTACATCTCCGACCGCCACCTGCTGCCAGCGAACCCGCGCCGCACATCCGAGCAGTTGAGCCAGCTGCTGAACCGCGTGATTCAAGATGCTGGCCTGCTTCCGCGCGATGGCATCCGCCAGCTGTTGGCGGCCTACCCGGTCGCCGATGAGACCCGCCGCGACCGGTTCAGGAGCGTGATCCTGGGCGAGGAGCTGCTGACCGCGGCGGAGCTGGAGTCCGAGCTCCTGGCCGTGGCGGAGGCTATCCGAGCTGTTCGAGGCCTGGAGGTGGGCAGCTATGGCCCGTCCGAGCTGGCCATGGAACTTGACCAGGAGGCGCCGGCGCAGGACTGATGCCATGGGCGACCCACCCGGCGATGAGGGTGGCCTTGGAATCTGAGCCGGGTTTCCCGACCAGGAACCGGCGGTCGAACGCGGTGAGCGCTCCACCCGCGAGGCAGCGCCATGCCGCGTCTGCCTCCTCCATGGTGTCGCAGTAGATCCGAATCATCGATCAGGGGAGCTGAAAGCACCCCGATCCTCGCCCATCGGTTGCTAGTGCGCAACCGTCGCGCTATGCTGTGCACAACCACCGCACGGCACAGCACCGATGTCACCCAGCCCACCAGGATCAGCCCTGGCAACCGTTGATAGCCCAGCTTTTGCGCTGCAGGTCCGCAACGTTGACGACCTAGCCCGCCTGGCGCGGGTGTTCGCAGCGTCCGGGTTGTTTGGCCGCAACGGCAACCAGGAAACCCAGATCGCTGAGTGCGCCATCCGGCTAATGGCCGGCATGGAAGCCGGGTTCTCGCCGTTTGCCAGCGCCACCGGCGTGCACATCATCGAAGGCAAGCCAGCTTTCAGCTCGAATCTCCTGGCGCAGGCTGTGCGGCGCCACCCGGTTTACGACTACCAAGTGCTGGAGCACAGCGCAACAGTTTGCCGCATCCAGTTCACCGCCCACGGCCAACACATTGGTGTGAGCGAGTTCACGATTGAG